GCGCCATGGCGACGACAGAGGTATAGCGCGCAAAAACAAATGGCATTTCGCGCAAAAACAAATGGCAACAGCATTTGTGACCTGCCTGTAGTTCGAAGACGCTTCACAGCGCCTTCGAAAGCCGCTCGCACGCAATCTGGTAGTAGGCGTCCTCGCGCTCACACCCGACGAAGCGACGGCCGCTGCGGATCGCGGCCACGCCGGTCGTGCCGGACCCGGCGAAAGGGTCGAGGATCGTTCCAATCGCCAGGCGCGGGGGGGAGTCGGTCAGGTGCCCCGCGCCGCCATGGCCTTCTCAAGCGATGCAAGCCGCTCCTCGAGCTCAGCGACACGGGCGGCCTGCTCCTGGGCGACCGATATCAGCGCGACGGTAAGCCTTTCATAGGCGACACCCTCCGGCACGTAGTCCGCCGGGTCGAGCGGCATCATCTCGACCACGTCGCACTCCTCCTCCATGAGACTTCCGTCACCCATGCGCCGCTCGAAGGTCTTGCGCACGGTCACCGGCTCGACCGTGCGCCACGTGACGATCCGGGGATCTATGGCAGCCATACTTTCGGCCGAAAGCCCCCACCAGGACCAGTCGTCTGGATCGACATCGCACGTCGACCTGTACCAGATTGGCGCCGCGCGCATCACGATCGCCCGCAGCATCTCCGGGTCGGCGGCCTCGATGCTCCTCTTGTACTTTTCGGATGATGTGGACCTCATGTAATTTCCGGCAGGGTCGACTGCCATATTCGCTGCAGCCGCAGTGGTCGCGCCGTAGGTGCCGGCGCTCCGGATGCCGCCGGTGACTATGACGGACCCTGCCGGGGTAATGCCGACCTTGGAGCGAAATGTCGATCCGTAAGCCGAGATCGATCCCCTTTCGGGCAGGCTTGCCATGTCCGAGTTGTCGCTAAAATAGGTCAGAAGGAAAGATCCCAGCCCCGAAATCCACCGCGCGCCTTCGATGTCGCCGAGCCATGAATAGCTGGGCACCTGGCTATTTGAGGCTACCGCCCCGGCCGCGTGCAAGCTCGCCAGCGGCACGGGCACGCCAATGCCGACATTCGCCGCGACTTGTCGCAGCCCGATTGCTCCCCCCGTCACAAGGGCGATCTCGTCTTCGCCCGTCCGCATGATGCCGGTGTCCGGGTCATACGCGAACGGCAGCCCCGGCTCGGCCGCCGTGCCATCTGGCATGACCAGACCGGTCGCTGCGCCATCGGCGCTGCCGGCACGATCAATCACCGTGACCACGACTTCTCCGCGCCCGCCTGGCGAGCTGGCGCCGCCACCGCCACCACGTGGTGCTCCGGCCTGGCCTCCGGCTCCGCCAGCGCCGCCGAAAATGGAGACCCCACCAGGATGATTGTAGCTGCCGGCACCGCCGCCGCCGCCGCCGCCATATCCGGACGCGGCGCCGGCGGCTCCGCCCATCGGCAAAGAATTTCCGTTTCCGCCGTTTCCGCCGCCAAAAAGCGTCGAGTGCAGCAGGCCTGGCGCTTGGCTACCGTCCGACAGCCCTGCAGATCCGGCCGAGCCCCAGCCACCCCCGCCGCCGCCGCCGGCATTCGCGCCCGCGCCGTCGACACCGAGGCCGCCGCCTCCTCCATATGCCGTAAGGTGAGCGCCGAACCAGCTCGCGCCACCCGTCGCGCCGGGATTTCCGGTGCCCGCGCCGCCGCCTCCTACCTGCACCACCTCGGTCGTGCCGACCTCGGCTCCGCGCAGCCATCGCCAGACATAGCTGCCGCCACCGCCGCCACCGCGATAGCCGCCGCCGCCCGCACCGCCGCCGCCGCCGCCCCAGCATTCGACGAGGATCATCGCGTCATCCGACAGCCCCACCGGCTTCTGCCAGGTACCTGCGGTGATAAAGACCTGACGGTCGATCATGGCGCCACCGCCGGTCCCACCGGAGACCACTCGATAGGCGCCGGAAAGAAATACGATCAGGTATACGGTGCCGGCGCTCAGATCCCCAGCGGCGACCGGCGTGCCGTCTGGCCGCGTCAGGTCGTAATAGGGATTGCTGGCGTGTGCTCGCAGTCGCGCCGGACCGCTGTTCGTGGCGCTGGGCTCCAGGTAGAAGGCCATCCCTGCGACCACGTCGCCATCCATGGCCGGGTCGAGCTCGATCGTGTAGTCGTCACCGACATTCGTCACGCTGATGGGCCGCATCACGCTTGCATCAAAGAGCATTCCGATCTTCTCGGCCACCTTGTCCATGTAGGCGGGACCGGTGACGGGCGGCGTCGAAATCGATGTGGGCAGCTTCCTGTCGGCCATGGCGTCAGCTCCATATCTGAGGCGCCTCATCGACCAGCGTAAGCTGGGCAGTGAGGCGCGGGGCGTTGCGGATTTCGGAGACGATCAGTCGTCTGTACTCACGGCCGATCGTGCCGGTGACGACGAGACAGCCGATGTCGATTGCGGCTTGGCCGGCGATGATCTCGACCGGCACGGGCGGCGAGAGGGTCAGTGTGTCGGCGGGGCCGACCGGATCGGCGAGCGCGTGCACGGATACCGCACCGTCGGTACGGCGGATCGCGATACCGGTGCGCGCGCCGAGATCGAGCATATCCGGCACTGCGAGCATGTCGGGCGTGTCGAGCAGGTCCGGTGTAGCGAGGATATCGCATTCGGCATCCATCTTGATGGCCATGACCTGGCCGGCTGAGCTGATGACCTCCACCACGCGCCCGTATCCGACGTGCCTGGTGAGGATGTCGTGAGCGACCCCTACAAGTGAGCCTCTCCGGCAGCGCAGCGCCTCGACCGGCGCGCTTAAGTCATAGAAGGTCGACCGGTGCTCGGCCTGGGCAAGATCGAAGTGCGCCCGCTCTATCACCTTACCTTCGTCGACGAGACCCTCGTAGGTCACCTCTTCAAGCCGGATGTCTGTGCCCATCGCGCCGGCCCGGTAGACCGTGACCTGCCGCTCGCCGTATCCGGTGGAGGCATCGCGATAGGTGACCCGGAAGCCTGCGGGCGTGCGGGCAAAGGCCTTAGTCCAGCTAAATCCACGCGTATTGCGTGGTGAAAAAATCTGCACCGGCGCGTCGGCCGATCGGTCCCGGTCGCGGATCACGCCCCATGTCTCGGACTGGTAGGGGCGCGCGTAGCCGCAGCTCGCGATGATCCTCAGCAGGTCGGATAGGCTCTCGCCTTCCGCTACCATGTCACAGGCGTGACCGGCCGCGTAGCACGCCCGCCGCCAGTCGATGATGCCTGTCATGTCGACGGTGTCCGCGGGGATCGGGTCTGCGTTGTAGCGGCCCGTCATGGTCTCCAGCAGCCAGGGCGCGGGATTGCGCGACGGGGCGAGGACCCGGAAGGACTGGGCCGAGGCGTCATGCAAGTGCCCGGACCAGATTCGCAAGGCGCTGGCGCCGACGGCATCGCTCCACCAGACAGCGCCGGAAGCGACGCCGGCGTGCGAGGTGCCGGCACCATTGACGCGGAGATAGCCGCCGCCTCCCTCGCCGGCCCATTGCTCCAGCCAGAGCGCGCCACCGGACGTCGTCGCCTCCTCGCCGATCAGCACATTGTCGATCCATAGCCGGCACCGTCCCGGCGCCGGACGGATATCCCACGCGACGGCATGGCGGGCGCCATCAAAAGGCAGCATTGCGATCGGGATCTTGAGCACCGCTGTATCGGACGTGGAGGCCTGTATGGCGGCATCTCCCCTGCCGGCACGCAAAACGAGGCGGGCCCGATCATCGACGTAAAGGGCCGAGCCCGAGTCCAGCACGCCATCCTCCCAAAGCACCGATCCTGGCGCCGGCGTCACAGGGAGTCTGACATCACACAGGAAGGCCGCCTGCGCGGACTTGGCTAGAAGGCCGCTTGCGATTTCGGCGACCGCGGAGACCGTCACGGGCGGCGTGGTCGGGACGGTGAAACCGCCGAGGTCGCGCACGAGGCCGGAAGCAAGGACCGAGAGCTGCCCCAAGGCCCTGTTGCGCGCCCGGATCGAGATCAGAGAGACGTCACGGCGGGTCACCGGGAGGCGGCGCTGGATGGAGACGGCCCGGCGCAGCGTCACGGTGTCGAGCAGTCCCTCGCGCGACAAAGGCAAGGTGCGGCCGTCATGGGTGCCGAAGAAGTCCCACACCGCCCCGGAATAGGAATAGCTGTCCGATGTGAAGAGCGCGCTCCTGAAGGTGGAGCCGCGTATCACCTCTATCTCGTAAACTCCGGCGGGCCAGGCGGTCCGATCAAGATAAAGGGTGACGGTATCCGGCTGCAGGTTGATGTTCCGGACATTGCTTGTGCCCGCTGTGTCCGTACGGAGCACATCGCCGCCGGCGCCGGCTGAAAAATAGCCATCGGCCGACCATCCTCCGCCGCCCGGCGAAAGTGTCTGGGCCGGCACCGCCTTGCGCGCCTCGACAAAGCCGCGACCGGCCGGCGGCGGCACCGGATTGCTGGTCAGCGGATCGCCGAAGAGCATTTTTATTTGCACCCGGCGCGGAGCCTGCGTGCAGTCCATGTAGTGCAGCTCCGGCAGGAGCCGCCAGTCGACATCCCCGCGGCGCCTCATCCGGATCCGCAGCGGCACCCGCAGCTTGTCGGTCAGGGCGTCCTGTCGCAGGATGCCCGCGACCACGAAGTGGATCCACACCTCGTCGGGCCCGTCAATCGATGCCATCCCGTGATAAACTGGCCCCTTGCCGTCAGCTATCATCATATTTTCGGGGCTGACCGAGTGGACGGACATCTGGACGCCGAGATCGTCGGTGCGTCCGACGCGTCCGACGAGCACCGGCGACGGCTCGCCGGCCAGACCCTGTCGGATCTCTACCTCAAGGCCGGCGTCGCTTTCTCCGCTTGCCGATCCGTCCCACGCCGTCTCGCCGAGGCGGATATCGGCGAGACGGTGCGGTCCGGCCAGCACGTGGACCGCCTCGGCGATCTCGTCCTGCCCGACATATTCGACAATCGGCCGCGAGGCGAAGGGTGGGAAGACCCGCCGCGTGCCGATCACGCGCGGCACCGACGCACCCGGCTGGAGAATATTGCCGGAGACGGATGCCGGCTCAAGCGACACCCGCCCGTCCGTCGCCTGCACCCCGCTGGCCCCGCGTGTCGGAGGAGCGGTCACGGCTGAAATCACAAGCGAGCCGACGATACCGACACTCGTGGCGATGAGCTTGGCGCCGAGCGTTCCCCCCGCGATCCCGAGCGCGGGGATGCCACCCGAGGCAATTCCGGCTGTCGCGAATGACAGCGCGACGGCGGCGACCACGGCCAGGATCTGCTTCCCGCCGCGTCCGCCATCGCGCACCGGCGCGTGGAAGGTCATGTGGATCATGCGGCCGCGCGGGGCCGCCTTGGGGCGTATGTGCTTCCACATAGAGCGCGGCACCGGATGACCGTCGATCGTGACCACCCCACGCGCAGCGAAGTCCGCCGGCAGACAGCCTGCCCGTGCTACGATCTCGGCGATCGTCAGCCCCTGTGGCCAGTAATCCACCTGCGGCGATCCCAGCGCGAAGGGCTCGCGCCAGATCGTGGCTATATGTGCTTCGCGTGCCGGTGACGTCTGAAGCATGCGATCCTCTCCCGGACTGTGAAGTGGGTGATCGGGACGATGGCCACGTCCGTCGCGGCCTCCACGTGCAAGAGATTGAACTGGTCGATCATTACGCCGACATGGCCGGTGACACGATTTCCGCACAGGCGCATCACGCAGACGTCGAAAGGCCTTTGAAGGCCGCTTGCGACCTTCACCCAGTCCTCGCTGTCCTTTCCGGCGGTGATCGCGCGAGCCGCCGCGATCAGGCTACTCGCCGGCGTGTCGCCATAGGACGGCAGATCTATTCCGAGCTCGCGCGCGTAGACGATCCGCACGAGCCCCCAGCAGTCGACGCCATCGACGCCGCGACCGCCGTCCTGCCACGGCAGTCCGACATAGGCCGTCGTCCAGTGGCTCGGTGCGATGGTCTTGGCGGAAATCATAGGTAGAGCCCCGGGAAATGATCCTGGGTGGCCCGCATCGATGGCCAGGCCTCCTGACTGTAGTCCCAGGAGCGGACCGTGCCGGTAAGCTGCAGCACGTCGCCGCGGACGTCGACCAGGGCAAGGTGGCGCGCGGAGTACATCCGCTCCACGGTGCCGGCGATGGCCACCCTCGGCTCGGCCGTCAGATCGAATTGACTGGCCGCGATCACATCGATGTCAAGGCGCGCGGGTCCGTCCATTGCCAGGATTGCCTCGCCGACGCGGCGATCGACGTTCTGCACCGTGAGCTCGGTGCGCGGCGGCTGGTCCGTGTCCGAGAGTAGCCGCAGGTCAAAATCAAAGCCGCGCCACGTCTCGCCGTCGAGGATGTAGTCAGCCGGATCGGAGACGATCAGCAGGTCCACCGGAAGCTGTTTATGAGCTATCCGCAAGAAGAGCAGCACGACCTCCGCGGTCTCCGGCTGCTCGAGCGCGCGGGCGATCTCCAGCGGGATCTCGCGTCGGTCGGTCACGTGACCTCCTTCACGAGCGCGGAGAAGGTGACCGTCCACGCGCCGGGCGCGAAGAGCGCGATCCGGTAAGGCGCCTCACCCGCTAGCTGCGCGGTCACCATGGTGCCCCTGCGCGGATGGGTGATGGTGAAAGGCAGCACGCCGCCGGCGAGATCGTCTTGCACGAAGGCCTCGAAGATCTGGACCTGCGTGGTGGTCAGGACGAAGGCGAAGGTCACGGTGGAAAGCTGGACTGTGCTCCGGCGGCGGCCGATCGGCGGGCCGACCTCCGGCTCGAAGGTCGCGACGGCCATCTGCGGCATCTCCTGATAGGAATGCCGATCGCACTCCGTCGGCAGGGAAGCTGGCCATGCCGCCGTCATCGCCGCACCTTGCTCGGACTGACGCCGAAGCGGGCCGCCTGCGCCTGGTCGAAGCCGCCTGTGGCAAAGTCCTGTTTGACCCGCTCGATGATGATGTCGATGATTTCGCGGCCGTCACCATCCCGGCGCCGCTCCTCACGCACGTCACCGCCGGAACTGTTATAGATGTTGACTTCCGTGCCGCCGCCGCCAAGGCCGCCGCGCAGGGAGGCGTTGGGCAGCACCATCGCGCCGCGCGAGGTGCCGATGACGGGCTCCGGACCGCGCTCGCCGACGATTCCGAAAGTGCCATCCGGGATGAGGCCGCCCTGGGCGTAGAAGCCCGAGAACAGGGACGACGAGCCGCCGCCGCCGAACAGGCTCCCGAACAGGCCGCCGAGCAAGCCGCCGCCACCGCCGCCCGTGGCGGAATTGACTTTGAAAACTGCGTCGAGCACCTCGTTGAGCAGCTTGTCCGTGATCCGGTCGAGCGCCCGCAGCGCGTTGTCGGCCAAGGCATCCCAGACGTTCTCGTCGTTCCGCACGGCCATCGCCAGGCTGGAAACCGAGCCTTTCAGGATGTCGGTGTATTCGCGCAAATCGGCATTCGCCTCGGCCTCGCGCAGCTTGGTACGAATGAGGTTCTCAATGTCTGTTTTCTCTTTCTGGGTCGCGGCGGAAAGGATCTCGCGCAACCTAATCATTTCCCTTTTGACAGGATCGCTCTCGCGCTCAAGGTCGCGCTCCAGCTCGAGTTGCTGGATAAGACTCCTCAACGCCTCGCGCTTCCGTTCAGTAGCGTCGGCGGCTTTCTGATCACGCTCGATGCCCGACCAGTCGAACGTGTCGTCGGGAGGCGTGTCTTCCTTGTCGGTTCGGGTGGGGGGCAGCGTCCAGCGCCGGTCGAACGCGCTGGGGCTCAGCCCGTTGCCGGGGAGCTGTTTGCGGAACTCCTCCCAGCGCTTGACCGCCTCGGGATCGGGAGGGGCAACGGCATAGAGAATGTCGCCCGCCACCGTGTCCAGCCACCGCATCGCCGTGGTGACCGCATTGACGCTGTCGACGATGATCTGGAATGCACCGGCGATGCCCTGGGCCATCGCCTTGGCATTCTCGACGAATTGCGGATCGGCCAGCATGTCCGCGAACGCCTGCAGTTGCGGGAGGACCGCCTCCGCAAGCTGATTGACCAGACCGGCGCCGGCCGCCCAGATCCGCGTGATCGTGTCGTTGAAGACCTCGGCCCGCTGGCCGAATTCCGTCGAGATCGTCTTGCCGAGACGATCGCTCTCGTCTGCCATGTCCGCGAGACCCTGGCGGCCGTTGTTGAGCAGCGGGATCAGCTCCGCGCCCGACCGTCCGAAAAGCTTGATGGCAAGAGCCGTCTTGCTCGCGCCATTCTCCATGCGTGCGAAGCGGTCGGCGAGATCCAGCATCACCTGGTCGGCCGAGCGTAAATTGCCCTCGGTGTCGCTGACCGCGATGCCGAGCCGCTGGAAAATCGCGGCGGACGTCTTGTCCGCCCCGAGCTCGACCTGGGCCATGACATTGGTCAGCCGCGCCAGCCCGGCGCCGAGCGCGTCGAGGCTGACATCAGACAGCTCGCCCGCCCAGGCAAGGCGGCTGAGCGCCTCGGTTGTCACGCCGGCGCGCTGAGCCGCCTTGCTCATTTCGTCGGCGCTGCTGATGGACGCTCGCACCAGAAGGGCAAGTGCCGACACTCCGGCCGCCGCCGCCAGAGCGATATTGCGGCCGAGCAGCAAAGCCTTTTTCGACACCGCGTCGAAGGTCGCGCCGAGGCCTTCCGCCTTGCCTTCGGCCCGCTCGACGCCCCGGCTGAAATCCCTGTCATTGGTGCTGAGGTCGAGAAGTGCCTCGCCAAGCCGCTCAGTCATCGACTCGCTCCCGGCCCTGCTTCATGACTGGCTCGCCACAATCCGGCCGGGCGCCGGTCGCCGGCTGCTCGATTACGGCGATACCGGCACTCGCCAGCATCTCCGGTGTGGCCTTGACGGCCCGCCCGCGCCTCCCACTGGCGATACGGACAAGCTCCCGTGTAGCCTTGCGGGCCTCGTGCTTCTCCACGTGCCCCCCGCCGAGGGCCGTCGATTCGATTGCCTTCAGCCGCTCTTCGGCGTCGATGCGCGGGAGCATGACGAGATATGCCCTCACGAGACCTGAGGGGACCCGGGTGAGCCACCCGGACGGGTCACCGCCATACGCGCGCTGGAGTCGGGGGATGACCTCGCCCCAGTCAAGTCGCCCCCCGTCAGATTCCGCGCGATCGCTCCCGCCACGGCGAGGCGACGCCGTAGCAGGAGCCCTGTAAAAACCTCGCATATACTCATTTTCTGGGCATCGGTCAGACGCCCGAGAACCGCACCCGGCACGGAGACCATGATCCGACGTAGCACCTCGTCCAGCAGGGCCGGCAGGAGCAGGTCCGCATCCTCCTCCTTGACGAGCGCGTCAATGCGCTTGCCGACATGAGTGAGATATTGGCTGTCCATGATCGACAGCTCGTCCGGCGAGCGTAGCTCGTGGAGCGTGCCGTCGATCCGGATCGTCGGCCGCGTGATAAGAGTGGACAAGTCCAGGATGGGCTCTTCGGCCATGCATGATCCTCCGTGCCGTCGTGATCGATCCGGGCCACTTACGGCAGCGGCTGCTGGTACTGCTGCACCAGGCGGCCGAAGCTCTGCTCGGCGGTGACCGCCGAGGGATTACGCATCAGCGTGAAGGTGAGCTCGATGCCGGCCGGCTCGCCCTTGCGCAAGACGGGCTTGGGATTACCCGACATGAAGCAATATGGGATCTCGTATTGCATGCTCATCCCTTCGCCATACGGGGAGACGTCACCCCGGATCAGGAGCGCCATCTCGCCGAGATTCCGCCCCCTGTAGAGCTGCAAAGACTTGGTACCAGGGGTGCCGACGCCGGCGGCCGTGGTCGTGATCTCGACGAAGCTGTGCGCGACGCGGTACTGCTCGAGCGTCAGGTCCCAGACCGTGAAGGTCACGACCATGTCCTCTTCCGTGCGGAAAGCCTTGACCGGCGCGGTGCTCCCCAGCGGCCGCACCATGCTCACGGCCTGGCTGTGTTCGACAGAGACTCCTTCCGGGGCGTAATTGCGGTCGCCCGACGTCCCGATCATGATCCAGGAGGCCGCGGGTGCGGTCCCCAGCTGCGGGAAGGTGGTGCCGACAGGCGCCCACCATGCGGTAAAGGGAGCGGCGATGATCTCGAATGGCGCGGGCATCAGGATATCTCCTCAAGCGCGTGGAAAATCTGGAAGGACTGCAGGGCGAATGGCCACACAGTGTCGCGGTCGCGCTGCGCCGAGAGGCTGCCGGCCACGTCGATCCAGTGGATGAGGCAGCCATTGATGACCTCCCGACGCAGATCGCAGACGAGTAGGCGGCACTTGCGGGCGAGCGCATCGGCGTCCTGGGGGGTAGCGCCATAGGCGAGCAGGTCGACCCGCTGCGTGTCGTGGACCGCGTAGCTGCCGGCCGTAAGCGATGATCCGCCCGAAGGTCGGAGCACGATGGCGCGACGCGGCATGTATGCGGCCTCGTCGCTCGGCAGCTCGCCGCCGAAGACGCGTGTGCCGACATCGGCGGCGATATCGCTGTCCGTCTTCAGCCATTCCGCCAGTGCCGTGATAGGATCCGCCATTGCACTACCTCAAGACCCCGGCAGGGGCCGGGGTTACAGGAAGCGACTATGGCCGCAGCGATGAGCGCCGGACATCCGCGCAGGCGCGCGGGAGACGGGTTATTTTGGGGATTGGGAGACCGGCCGGAGCATCCAGCCGCACCGCCCGGCTGTCAAGCCGTCAGCTTCCGGCCTTCGCCCGCCGGCCATAGGCACGCCGGATCCGGTCGGCGAGCTTGGGATATTGCTCATCAGCGGCCGGGCGCAGATAGGGTCTGGCGGGGATCGTCACCTGGCTCACCACGGCGAAAGTGCCGTCATCGAGCAGGAAGCGAAGTGCCTTCGCGGTCTTTGGTCTGATCGTGCCGCCGAGCTCGTGGATCCGCGCATAGACCACGTCGCGCACCCCCCAGGTCCCTTTGACGCCGCTGCTGTGGGGCGCCGCATAGTCGGCGATGTCGATGCCACCTTCCAAAATCGCCGTCCGATTTTTCCAGGTGTGCTTCCGTTTCGCGTGCTGCACGCACGCGGCCATGGTCGCGTTGACGCCCTCGATCTGCGCCTCGCGCATTCGGGCGGTGACCTTGCTGCCGTTCCATTTGAGCGACTTCGACTTGCGCGCCACTGATTACGCCTCCGGATAGTCGCCCGGCCGCTCCAGCCGGCGGCGACACGGCGGCACCCAGCGGAACGCGGGAAAGTGGGTCGGGTGACGCGGCGCCTGGCTGGTTCCGGAAGGGCATGGCTGCGCCCAGACGATCCAGCAATAGGCGGTGGCGGTCGATGCACTCCCGTCCAGTCGCCCTTTGACCATCGGCACCCGCTCGGTGAATTGCAGGATCCACTCGGGCGGGAACCGTGCGAACAACCGCTCGTGCCTGCCGACGCCTTCGAGAAAGGACGTGCGCACGAGCAGCGCCACACCTTCCCCCGCCAGGTCGAGCGCCCGCAAAGCGAAAGCCTCGGCAAGGCGAAACGGGGGATTGGTGATGATCCAGTCTGGTGCCCCGGCCGGCCAGCCGTCAGCGAGCGCCGGCAGTGCCGGGAACAGGAAATCCGCAACCTCGTGCTGGTCGGGAACCCCGTAGTCGTGAACGTCGGAGCCCGCGACCTTGCCGAAATAGCCTTTCAGCGCCCGGACCATGTCGCCCGACCCGCAGGCCGGTTCCCAGCACGAGGCGGCACTGATGCTCCCCCATGTGTCGAGGTGTTCGCACAAGGCCCGCACCGCCCAGGGCGGCGTCGGGAAGTGGTCGAGACTGTCGTGCGGCTCGGCACGCTGGGCCATCACGGCCGCGGATGTGTTCTGCGCCATCACCCGATCCGTTTCAAAGCCGCTTCAAGGTGCGTGTGCTTGCGCTGCACCGGGCCTTCCACCTTCAGGCGGCCAGGGATCAGAGTGTTGCCTTTCGCATCGGTGATGCCGGCGATCTCGTCATCCTCGGCGATATCCGCGCTGAGGGCGAACAACGCCCGCATGTCCTCGACCATGGCGGTCTTGTCGCCGTCGACGATCTCACGCGAGGAATTCGACCAGACGAAACACCGCAGGGTGCCGAGCGGCTGGAAATCCGGCGCCACCGGGTTGTTCCAGCCGTCCCGCCCGCTCGCCTGGTTGCGCTCGACGAGCGCCCGCATGGTGAGCCGTCCGGCGATCATGTCAGCGCCAGAGGAGCCGTGCCCCCGCCCTGCAGGCCGGCATTGAGGTTCACCTCGCTGCCCGCGAGGGCGCCGCGCAGGCTGTCGTTGTCGGTACGGCCTCCGGATCGGTTCGCCTTTCGCGGTTCGACCGTGACGAGGTCGGGGCGATGCGTCTTCAGGTACTGCCGCACGAGGGGGTCGGGCGTACGCTCGGGGATCAGCGCCTTGATTTTCAGGTAAACCATGCCAGCCCAGGCCTCGCAGAACACGTCCGCCCGCAGGCGCTTGCGCGCCGGCTTGCAGCGCTTCAGGTGCGTCTTGATATACGCCGCGCGCTCGGCCTTCAGCCGGCGGAACAGGACCGCGTACGCATAACTCGCGATCTCCGCGCTTGCCCCTCGGCCGATGAAGGCTCGGTCACGGCGCGCGTCGAGATAGCAGGTCACTCCAAGCGCCCGGCAGACCGTGTTCGCCAGGATCACGTCCCACACCGGCGGCCGTTGCACCCGGCACGCGCGGGCGGTCGCCTCTTCGATGTCCGCCAGCTCCAACTGCTCGTCGGTGACCCCGTGCGCATCCATCAGCTCGCGGGCCTTGGCGAGCGCCGCTGCGGCCTCGTTTTCATTGCCGCTACGGGCGAGCGCGAGGCACTTGCGGATCTTGTTGAGGATCTTCTTGTCCATGCCCCCTCCCTCACGCCATCGGCATGGCGCTGCCGCCCAGGGCAACGCCGAGCCAGGCGAACACCGCCTCGCGAGCCTCGGCCCGCTCGGCTCCCGTTGCGGCCGTCCACGAATAGTCGCCGGCGCGCTCGCTCTTGAGGCCGGCCGCCGCCTGTCCTGGCGTATCGAGCGCCATGATGCGGATCACAGCCTCGTCCCTCAGCCCCTGGGCGCCGGTCGGCGTGTAGGTGACCGACACCAGCGGCGCCCAATGAGAGCGGCCGGTGTCGCCGTCCAGCAGCCGCAGCAACGTGCGCCCGCCGTGCAGGACCCGATAGTCGGAGGGCGAGAGCGTGATGTCGTTCGCCCCGCTGCCGCTCCAGCCGGGGTCCGTCTCGATGATGGTCACCGGCTGACCTGCATCGAGCGGCCGTGCGAGGCGAAGGGTGCGCAGGCCCCGCGTATCCGGGTCGGACGGGTCCCCGAACTCCACGGTGATCGGCCCGGTCGGGCCGAAGCGGGCATCGATCTCCGCCTCGACGCCGGCGATCATCGCGGCAAGTTCGTCGTCGGGCAGGTCCGATCCGGTGCGCGCTTTGACGCGGTCTATGAGAGCCATTCGAAGCCTCCTGAAAAGTGCCGGTACTCTCCCGGCTGTCACGTCCCCCATCAGACGTTGCAGCCGGGTCCCACGGCCCGGCGCCGCCTACTCGCCCCTCCCGTCACGCTGTCGTCCTGGCCGTTTGGTTCCTGGCCGTGACCGTCGCGCCGTTGCCCTCGGGGGTTTTCGCTTCGGGATTACGCGCCGCCGCCGGCCGCCTCGACCTGCTCCTGGGCAGCCGCCACCCATGCGGCCCAGTCGGCCTCGCCGGCACCCGAGATCGCCACCGGCGGGTGCTCGGGGTCGACGGCGGCAAGCGCGGCAAAGGACGTGATGCCGGCGGCGGCGAGGGCCGCCGCCGTCGCCTTGCCGACGCCCTTGATCTGGGTGAGATCGTCGCCCTTGGTCGAGCCGGGCTTGCGCTCCTTGTCCTCGGTCGCCGGCTTGCCCTTGCCGTCCGGCAGCCGCCCGCCGACCAGGCCGAAGCGCTGCACGGCGCTGTCCGGGATCTCGTCGCCGGGCGCCGCGTAGAGGAACGCGGCCGCCTTGTCGCCGTCGCGCACGAGGCGGCTCTTGTCCGCCGTCAGATACAGTCTTTCCTGTGCCGTCTGCATGAGATCAGCCCTCGTTGCTCGCCCACAGCACGTGCAGGTGTGCGCCGCTCGTGTCGGTGGTGTCGTTCTCGATGACGCCGCCCTTGGTGGCGTGGATGGAAAATTCCGAAGTGCGGTCGACCCGCGTCGGCGTGGCGCCGTCCGTGATGTGCTCGACCGACAGAAGGGTGTCGCCCGGCTTGATGCTGCCCGGCACCTTGTGCTCGCCCACGGGTCCGCCAGGGATCAGGGCGCAGCCCACGGGTCGGGAAAATCCGGTGATTGTCGACATGGTGATGCCCTTGGTTGCTTGGGATCGAACCGGCCCCGCCGTGACGCGCGACGGCGGCGGGGCCGGAGGCCGGCCGGCCGTTTAGAGGCCGGTGACGTCGACGAATGCGGGGGGGCGGAAGAGGACCAGGGCAGCACGCATGTCCGCGCGCACCGTCCGCTTGCCCTCCACGAACTGCGTGCCGGTGTAGCCGACCTGAATGTCGACACCGGACCGCTCGAAGGCGCTGATGAAGGCAGGCTGGAACGAGCCGACAAGGCCGGCGCCGGCTGCGCGCGCCTCGGCCTGCACCACCGACAGACCCCACATGCGATCCGGGCCGGACTCGGACGGACTGCCCCAGATGTAGACGCCGTCGGTCGTGCGCATCAGGCGCACACCCTGCCAGTCTTCCGGATGCATCACGTGATGCGTCGGCACCGCACGGGCGCCCGTGCGAACCTTGGTCATCGCCTTGTAGAAGGCGTCGGGCACCGGATCGGCGCCCCTTGCGTGGGTCTGGATGCCGGCGACGTTGACGATGCCGCGAAGGTTCGGCGCGGTGCCGTTGCCGACATAGACCTGCGTATCCAGCCGCTGGCGCACGCCGAAGGTGAGGCGGCCGTTGACGTAGCCGGACATCATCGGAACGTCGTCGAGCTGCTCGTCGGTCACCGGCAGGCTGTCGGTGATCTTGCGCACGTCGGAGGAGCGCTCGGTGAAGGCGAACGTCGCCTCGGCATAGGTGCCGCCCTCCGCCGTCTCCGCCGCCCCATGGGTACGGGTTGTCTCCTCCATGTACTTGATGGCGGCCTGCGAGGTCTGCGACATGGGGATGATGTCGATGAGCTGCAGCGGGCGCGTCGTGGCATCGACGAAACCCGGCAGGCGCATGCTCTCCGGCGCATAGCCGGAACCGGTGGACATCAGGGCCTTGGTCAGCAGCGTTTCGATCTGCATGCCCTTGGCCAGGATGTCGGAGGGCAGAACGTCGTAGGAAAAGTCGATGCCGCCCGGCGTACCGCGCTTGATCCAGTCCGCATAGGCCTTTTCCTCGGCCAGCATCTCGCCGAGCGACTTCATCCGGGCGGCCTCACTCGGGTGATTGCCCCGGCCGCCCGGCATCGGCGGGCGGCCCCGGACCTTCTCGCGCTCGGCAAGCCCCTTGGCCGCGCGCTCGGCCGCCTCCAGCGTGTCCGCCTTCTCGCCGAGCTCGTTCAGCTCGTCATCCATCTGCTTGACCTTCTCGGCCACGGCAATGGAGCCCCGGACAGTGTCACCGAGGCACTTCACGCGGCCGAAGTCGTAGGACTTCTGACCGCTGTCGGTTGTGACTTCGGCCTCGTCAAAGACCTTTTTCAGCTCGTCCTGCTTTGCCGCGAGTTTCTCGCGGACTTCATCAAGGGTCGACATCGCGTCTCTCTGGTCGCTGAGGCCTCCGCGTCCGCGCGCGGCCTGAATGGATACGCCCGCGTCTGCGCGGGCCAGGTAACGTCAGCGAGTTTGGAGAGGTATCGGGTCCGCCGACATCCGCGCAGGTGCGCGGGAGACGGTCCAAGGGAGAGCTGCGGCAGGAGGGCGGCCCGGAGCGACGATACCCCGACCGGCCGGGTAAAATCCACCCGCGATGAGGGAGGCTGCATCCGGGGGCGCCGGCATGCCGACAGGATCGCCGTCAAAGGGGTCTCAAAGGGGGCAGGACGCGCGAACGCGGGTTTCGCGCCCGATGATGCGCGCTCGCGCGCCAGCGCGCTCCGTGGCGCCGCAATCGCCGCGCTAGCGGATGCGGCGGCGGGCCGTGGCGGTGATCAGATCGGCGGCCAGCCGCTCCAGATCCGCATGGGCCTTGCGCGCCGCCTCCTCGTCCGCCTGCCCCGTGGCGAGCAGCGTGTCCAGGCGGTCTTTCAGAGCCGCCAACTGCTCGATGCGCGCCGGGCTGAGCGGGCGCCCGTCCGCCGCCCGCAACGCCTTGACGTCGCCGGCCCGCTGGATGGCGTCGTCGACATCCGCAATCAACTGGTCGAGCTGCTCCGCAAAACCCGTGCGCGACTTTATCGCCAGGGTGCCCGAGCCCTTGCCAGCACCGCGAATGACGGTGGAGATTTCGTGCACGTCGAGCTTCTTGAGGACCCGCACCACGGCCCCGCCGCGCAGCTCGCGCGCGTGGTCGAGGGCATCGAAGCCGTAGGACCATTCCTGCACGCTCTTGCCGGTGGCGAGGTCGAATTTCAGGGCGGCGTGCCACTCCCGCCCGGCGGCGGTCTCCAGATTGAGGTGGAGATCCGCAAGCGCCGCGTCGCCGTCCTCATGGAGGCGCGCCTTTCCGAAAGGCATCGCATCCCTGTTGTGGGCTGGCAGAATCGGCACCCACTGCTCTTTCCAGGCAAAGGCGCCTGGCGCGTAGGTATCGCCGTCATGATCGACGGCCGACAGCGTGGCAATCCGTGCCAGCCCCTTGCCGGCCTCGTCCATGTCCGTGACCGTCAGGCCCTTGGTTTCGGTCTCCATGTCAGTCCTCTCCTTCGCCGAAATGCGGCGCAAAACTCAACGTGCCGTTGGGGTGCTCGTCGGCCGCCATCTGGGCAGCTTCATCTGCCGTCACGATGGAGCCGTCGCGCGCAATGTGCTCCTCCAGCGACCGGCCCGGACCAAGCCTGCCGTCGAAGACGACGAAGCGCTGCACGCCCGCCGCCTTGGCGCGCTCCACCGTCGAAACGTTTTGGGCGTACTTGGTCTCGGTGCGCGCGATCGTCCTCGCCCGGATACCCGGCGATTGCCACGGGCCGCCCTCGACATACTCCGAGATCCGGGCGGCGAGCTGCTCGGCGCCTTCGCCCGCCGCCCGGCCATCGGCCAGGGCCTCGAACAGGGCTTTGCGGGTCTGCGCTTCCAGGTCGATCAGGCCGGCCCGCCGTCCGCCGGCGCCGACGATGGAGCGCGCCACCGGATCGGGCAGCGTGGCGGACAGGCCGACCAGCTCGGCCGCGTCGGAAACTTTCTTCGCGACATCAAGGTAGTGCGCCTCATAGAGCTTCTGGAACGCCGTCCGATGCGCCGGGATGCCGAGAGCGTCGAGGATCCGCGCCACGACCAGGTCGTTGGATTTGGTCTCGCCGGCGGGCGCGTCCTTCGGCGTCAGGTCCTCCGCCGCCAGCAGCGGGCGGGCAGCGGCGGCGGCGTCGCGGCCGAGCCCCGCGAAATACGGCAGCAGCCTTTGCTCCATCGCTCTTTGCAGCGGCTCTTCCTGCTGCTGGAGCGCCCGCACATAGGCCGCGCCCGCCCGCCGCTGCGCCGGCGTCGCCCGCGCTTTCTGGCCGGACTTCGGCTCCGGTGCCGGGAGTGCCCCTACAGAACGCGCTGCCGGTGCCGAGCCCGCCGGGGTTTCCAGTGCCATCGCCGGACGCAGATAGATCTGATGCGACGGGTCCACGTCCCAGCCGAGCGCATCGCGCCCCTCGGCCAGCGTGATCAGTCCGCCGGCCACCTGCGACATGACCCGCGTCGTCAGCTTGTCCTCGTCATCGGACAGGGCAAGGACCTCGGACGTATCCCATCCCGTCTTGAGGCCTTCGGCACGGCCGAAATCGGGCACGAGCGAGCGATCCAGCTCGTCGGCGAAGGCGCGTCCGACCGGCAGCACGCCGTTGCGCCAGGCGAGCTTGATCAGCTCGGTCATGGTGGCGCCGACTTTGGTCGATTGCAGGCCGGCGCCGAAGCCGACCACTGCCGCCGGGATGCCGAGCGAAGCGCAGACGCGCTCTTCGGCGATGTCCCGCGCCTCGCTCATGTTCATCTGTTGCGGGTTGAAACCGTACTGACTGACATCGGTCGGCGCCCCCATTACCAGCGGCTCGCCACGCCGGTCGCCGCCGAAGGCTTGCCGGATCCATGCCTTGGTCGCCTTGACGTCGTCGTCGGAGACCTGGCCGCCGGACTTCGGGCTGAGCACCAGGCCGGGCACGCCCATGTTGCGCAGCAGGCTCGCCACGAAGCTTGAGCTCTCGAGATCCATGAAAATCTCGCGAATGACACCGTCGAGCGGCGGGATACCCTTGCGCGGATTGCGCGGATCGATCCCGTGCCGAAAGTGCACCACGTCGGCAGGGTCGATCCGCATCGGCGCGATGCCGCCACCCGGCCGGTAGATGTAGTGCGTCAGAAATTCCGACCCGTCATCCGAGCCCTGAGGCTCCATCGTCCAGTGCGGCACATACCAGAGCTCGGCCGGCCGGCCGAGCCCGTTGCGGACCTTCAGCCAGTACGCGTTGCCGGCGAGGCACCATGACAGCACCGTGCCCGCCCACAGCGCGATATCGCCATAATAGGGATTCGGCCGGGCGATCAAACCCAGGGCCGGATGGTCGGCCACCTCCTCGCGCAGGCCGTTGCGGCCAACGCGATGGATCGTCAGGCGTGCCTCGGGCAGAGCGCGCTGGATCCACTGGATCGGCGCCGTCACCACCGACGCGTCGAGACCGTCGCCGATGGCCTTGCGGTAGTCGAACCGCGTACGTGCCAGGGGTAGCCGCATCGCCCCCCAGTTCGGCGCGTGACGCATGGCGGACAGCGCCTTTGAAAGCCATTTACGCATCTTGCGGGATCCAGTCGTCATCGAGAGTGCGGGCCTCGCCGGCAGGCTTGGCAGAGGTAAGCGGGCGCCACGGCTGCGCCTTCACGCCGTCCGCCGCGTGGATCGCCAGCGCCAGAGCCCAGAACCGGTCGGCGTGGCCGTCCGGGGTGCGCTCTGCCGTGAAGCGGATATTGCCGGCCGGCGTCACCTGCTTGGTCACCTGCCGCAGGTCGGCGCGGATCTCGCCTGTGTAGGGGATGCGGATGCGGCGCTCTTCCATGCGCGAGCGCACCGGATAGGCGAGCGCCTCTTTCGCTTGGGCGGTGAAGGTAACGCCTTCGACGGCGTACTGCCCGAAACGGTCCTGGGCGTCATCCACCCAGCCGATACCGAGGCCCGTCTGATCGATGCAGACGCGGGCGCACCTGGCGAACCAGGGCCAGAGCACCTTTTCCTGCTCGGACTTCCGCATTTTCTTCAAGGTCTCGACATGGCGCGTGTAAAGCACGTCGCCGAGCAGCTCGACCACCCAAAGGACGGTCAGGTCTTGCGTCCGGCCGATATCGACCCCGGCGTAAAGGGTGCCGCCCTCGGGCGTCTGCCAATCGGCCCCTTGCGCGTACTCGGCCGAGGCGATCAGGTCGTATTCGAGGAAAGCCGCATCGTCGTCGGCCGGCTTGCACATGTACTCCTGAAGAAAGCTTTCCTCGTCGGCCGCGCCGCTTTTCACCCAATCGAAATAGGCCGCCTCGTCCATCTCCTGCCGCTCGTCTTCGGCCGGCAGGGACTGCTGCAGTTTCCACAAAAACCCGTCATCCAGCGCGTTCTGCAAGGTGACGGTGTGCAGGCTGAGCCTCTTCGGGTTGCCGCCTTCCTTCACCTCGCGCACCAGCGTGTTGAAGAAATTCTTCGATCCGCGGTGGGTGGAGATCACCTCCATCTGCCCGCCCCAGGTGATGCCGGGATAGGCTATCGACCAGAGCTTGCGCGGGTCCGGGTGCAGGGCGAATTCGTCCAGCACGCGGCTGCCGCGCTTGCCGGCCTGGGCGTCCGGGTTGGAGCTCATGGAGTGGATGCGCCGGCCGTTGGCGAATTGCAGGACGAGCGCGGTGTGCTTCTTTTCGTCGTCGATCACCACCTCGCCCATGTCGCGGGCAGCGATATCGGTGATGCCCGCCCACAGCTTGCAGTCTTCGAGGAAAAGCCGCGCCTGGATCTCGTCGCGCGACGACACCCATTCGTCCAGGCGCGCGGTCTTGAGCGCGATCCGCGACACCTGAGCATAGGCGGTCGACCAGGACAGGCCGATCTGGCGGCTCTTCTCGATCAGCTTCAGGCGCGAGCGGTCGGCGATCCACCTTGCCTGATAGGGGAGGAAGATCGCCTCGGTATTGGCCGGGATGATGCGGGCGTTTCCCATCAGGCGATGCCCGCCAGACGCTGGGTGATGAGCTGCATCGCTTCTTCGGAGACGCCGTGCGCCTTGCCGATCCGCGACACGTCCGACGCGGCCTCCGCGACCTTGCGCTTGTGCTCGTCTTCCAGCGATCGCCGCAGCTCGGCCGCGTGCCGCTGGGCGGTGACGGCCGAACGGTTGGCACTGGCAAGCGCATTGATCTCCTTGGCGCTGAGGTCGCCCTGGGCAAGCAGCGCGTCCGCCGCCATCTTGATCCGCTCCGACAGGGCAATCGTCATGCGGTCGGCCCCGTCCGGCCCCATGCTCTCGCAAAGCGCCTTCGACAGGCGCAGCCGCTCGTCGTACTCGCGCCACTCCCGCGCCCGGCGAACCGAGTAGCGCGAGAATGCCCCCTTCGAGATCCCGCCGATCCCGCGATCCGCAAGCCGGGCATTGAAGTCCGCGAGGATGATCGTTTGCGGCCGCTTGCCTTCGCGCAGCTCCGCATTCACCCAGGCGAGATCCGCATCGGCTTCCTCGGGAAGCATTTCCATGCTCGACAGCCGGCCGCGCCCGCGCCGGCGGCTGTCGTCATCCTCGCCCGTATCGGTGGACATCGGCTCAGCCCTCGTCCTCGGGCCAGGCAACACCGGCCAGCGGCCGGCGGCGCTCGATATGGTCGCGGCCGGTCGACGTGATGCCGGCGATCATCCGGCTGCCGTCGCGCTCCAGAGTGATCGCACCCAGCTCCTCGAGCACGGTGAGCTGGGTTCGGACCCATTCGAGCGACCGGGCAACCAGCCGCAGGTCGACAGCCTTCTGCAGCAGTTCGTCGCCCAGGTGGCCGTTGAACTCGGCGGCGAGCGCCTGGAGGATTACCAGCCGCCCCTTTTCGGCCAGGAAATGGGCGTATTCGGCGGCGTGGCTCATCTGCCCATCTCCTTCATCAGGAATTCCTCGATCCGGCGCGCCGTCCGATCGGTGCCGGCCGCGCTGGCTTCTAGCCGGCCGACGCTGCCCTTGATGTCGGCGACTTCGATCCGCAACTCGTGGACATCGTCTTTTGACGGCAGGTGAGCCACGTCGTTCTCCAGCTTCTGCACGCGCCGGTCGTGCTCGGTGAGCTTGCGTTCGTGCCCGGCCAACCGCTGTTCGTTGATCTTTGAGCGCGCCGTGATCCACGTGTAGATCAGGCTGGCGATTGCCAGCAGCGACGCTATCGGCCCGGACCAGGTTCGGATGTCGTCGATCATCGCCCCTCGCTCGCCCTGTCGCTGGCCCCGTTGCTGGCACAGTCAATGCAGGTGATGGCGGATGGCAGGGCCGCCCGCCGCTCGGCGGGGATCGGATCGCCGCAGACCCGGCAAGCGTCCGATCCCACTCCGGAGAGTGCCGCACGGGCGCGGGCAATGGCCGCTTCCCGCTCCTGCGCCACCCGCTGCTCGGCGAGCTCGATCTCGCGCTCGCCGATATTCATCTCCGCATCAGCCGGATGGCTTCGACGCCGCGCGAGCCCAGCTCCTTGAGCGTGTGGCCGCCCATGTAGAGGGCGATGAACCAGCTGGTCAGCGTCATCAGGACGCCCATGTCCATGCCCGCCGCGATGTCGGCGCCGGTAATCGCGTCGACGATCGGGACGACCAGGAGCCGGACGGTCCACATGAACCCGAGCAGATACATCCAGCCCCAGCGCCAGGCCGAGGGCCAACCGCCTTGCGCCTGTTCGGCGGCCAGCAAGGCGAACTGTCCGTCGAGTCCGCGCGACCACAGGGCGATGATTTCCGGCATGCGCGCCTCGACATCGGCGACCGCGCGCTCCAGCCGCTCCTCGGGCACGGTGGGCAACGTCTCGACCTCGACGCCGAGCGCGCCCGCCACTTCGCCCACGATCACCTGGGCCAACTGCCCGCCGGCTTCGCCGAAGCGCTGGCCGAGCACGCGGCCGATCAGGTCGGCGCCGAGTTTGGTGGCAACGCCGGCAATGAGAGAGACGACCGCGCTCATGCCGTGCCCTCCGCGACGCGGCGTGCCTCGAAGGCGTAGGCGCGCTCGCGCTGGCGATTGAGGTGCGCACGCCAGAGCAGCAGGGCGGCGACGGCGACCAGGGCGACCGCTCCGCCGGCCACAAGCCACCCGGCGAGCGCGTCGCCCTGGTCGACCAGGACCTTGCCGCCGCCGCCGGTGCCACCACCGGAGACCGCCGTGGCGACGCCGCCGTTGCCCTGGGCCTTGGCGGTCTTGCCCGCCTTGGCGCTCTCGTCGGCAAGGCCGCTCTCGACATGGGGCGCGTCCATCGACGCGGCAAGCGCCCAGCTCACCCACAAGGCTTCACCGGCCGTCACGCGCCGGGTCCACCCCTTGCCGAAGGTCTTCCAGTGCTTGAACGTCTGGTAGATCGACAGCCGGCGCTTGCAGAGCTTCTTGATCGTCTCATGGTGCGGCCCGCCGACCACCGCCATCAGGCTCTTGCGCGCGGCAGAAGGGCCGGAGGTGATCGCATAGTCGAACGTTGCGCCGTCGACACCGGCGGCGAGCGTGTCGCAGCCCGCCTTGTCCCAATAGCCGTCGCGATAGATCCGCTCGATCATCGCGGGCGAGAGCCGCTGCTGGTCGGCCACCGTGGCGCCGGGCTGGTATCGGCGAAGGGTCGCGAGGGTGACACCGCGATAGGTGTGCCCGCCGGGGTCCTTCGGGTGGTTGACGTACCCGCCTTCCCAGGCGAGCGAGAAATCCAGCGACGGCGTGAAATTGTCCCGCATGTCCGCATGCCTCGAATGCATGAGGAGCGCCGGACGACCCGGCGCTCTGTCATGTCACTCTGGCAAATTCAGATCGGGGATATCATCCGCGCGGGTGCGCGGGTCGGGACGGTGCCAAGTGGGTACAATGCCCACTTGAATTGGGATGCCACCCGCGCGGGTCAGAATAGCCGCAGCTGCTCTGCGTCCGGCAGCCGCCACCGGCGGACGGTGGCTACATCCGCCCGGACCTTGCGGGCAATGGCATTGAGGCTTTCCCCCCTGGAGAAAAGCACCTGTGCCACCCACCGCTTTGCCAGCGGCACCTTGTAGTAGCCCGGCCCCATGCACCGGGCAAGCCTGGCCACGGCGTCGGCCCCGATCGCCAGCACCGCCTGGGAGCGCCCCGTGGGCGAGGCGGGGATATAGATCTCCGACCCGCCGAACTCGCAGAAAAAGCCGATCGCCACGTCGATGCCGAGTGCCTCGACATAGCCGGCGAGATTGGCCGGTACAACGGGCGCAGCGGGCAGACTGACGGGGGCCGGTGTCATCACGCGTCCCGCTTGGCCAGGGCATCGCGCAGGCGCACGCCCAGGACATTCATGAGGTCGATCCACTCGTCTCGGGAAAGCTCCGCATAGGGCTTGCCCGCCTGCATCTTGCCGACCCATGCGTCAAGAGAGGCGGCAGGCGCGGCGTCCAGACCCACGAGGCGCGCCCATTGGGCGAGCAGGATCTGGAAGCGGAAATCGTTCAACAGCGCCGGCTGCTTCCGATCCCGGCGGTACAGCCCATCGGCGCCGGTTTCGCGGCGGGTCCAGCTCTTGATGGCCTCAATCGCCTTTTCGGCATCATCGGCAACCCACAGGAACCGCGCGTGCGCAAGGCCGGTCTGCCGGGTGACGAAAGCCATCATCGCCTCGTCGGTACCGCTCCGAACCACGCCGAGGTTGTAAGCCGCGATCCAGAGCGCCTGCAGCTTGCCGGCATATGGGCCGCTCGCGCGCTTCGATGCACCGGGTTTAAACGCCGGTTTGAAGCCGAGGCGATGCAGCTCCCCGACGACGGCCTCACGTTGGGGCGGCGACATCTCCCGCAGGGAACGCGATCCGGTGACCCGCTCGTACAGGTCGCGGGCATCGTCGCCGGCAATGCCGAGCTGCTTGAGCCCGACGTGGATGATTGCATGTGCTGTCATCTGTCCCACCATCTCAAAGGGTCCGGACGCTCGTCCCGGTCCTCGGTTGACGACACGGCCGCCCCTTGCGCGGCCCTCGAAAGCTCCAGTTTCAAAAGTTCGGTGGTGACCGCCCGAAGCTCGGCGGTCAGCCCTGGCAATCGGTGCAGCCTGTAGCGGTGGCGCCGGGCTTCGCCGAGCAGCTCCTGGCGGCGGGCACCGGGATCGCGTACGGACATCTCAAAGCCCTCCTTCTCCCTCCTTGAGCGCCGCCTTGATCCGGTCCCGATTGGCGTCAAGCCAGCGCAGGGTTTCGAGCACGCACTCCAGTCGCAAAAGATGTTCGTCGGCCTCGCTCTCGCGCATGCGCCGCCGGGACACCTCGTTGGGATAGACGCGCCGCCGCATCGCAAGCTCGCGCTCTACCTCCTGGATTTGCGCGGTCAGCGTGCGGCGGCGGGTCATGTCTGGTCGCTTCCCTCGACCAGCATCCATTTGCCGGCCACCAGATCCGTCAGCCATTGCGGGCCGCTCAGATCAGGAGCCCAGTTGAGCTCGGCCGGCGTGCCGATCTGCGCTTCGATTTCGCGGACAAGGGTCAGCATCTGCGTGATCGGTTCCAGCCAGCTCAGTTCGCATGTGCCGGGGCGCGGCGTGCGAAATGGCATGGTTCCCTCGAGATCGCACGCGGTCTCAACGTCCGAGCGCAGCACCTCCCGCAACTGGACAAGCGCGCGCTCGAGCAGGTCTTCCGGCCGGGTGAAGTGCGCGCCGCCGCTCATGACTGCCCTCCGACGCGCTTGCCTGCTGCCGTCAACCAGTTCTGCACGGCGCCAAATAGGCCCAATGTGCTGGTCGAGCGGATGCCAGCGATGGTCACCGAGGCTTCGTTGTCGAGTTGGACGCGGGCATCGAACACTGACGCGAGCCGGCGTGAGAGGTTCGCCTCTTCATTGCGGCGGCGCTGGCTCCAAGCGAAATGATCGCCGCCCGGATTGCCAACATACGCACGCGCCTCGTCGAGCATGCGTGCCACCTGGTCGCGAAGATCCTTGAGAGCCTGTGCCATCACGACGCCCTCGCCAGATCGATGGTGACGGCGTGCCAGCGGTCGGTTACGCGGGCACGGCGATAGAAGCGGATATACTCCTTCGAGCCTGTGACCCGCATGGCGTCGCGGATGGCTCGCATGGCCTCCTGCCAGCGCGAATCGTCGCTTTCGAGCCGCAACAGCATGAAGATTGCGGATCGATTGACCGAGCCTTGCTTGTCCGTGTCGAAGGCCTCGGTAATTGCAGCCCGGACTTCCGGCCGACTGGACGCGGCCCACTCGTTCAGGCATTCGTCCAGGAGCCGCTTGGCAATCTGCAACTCCGGCCCGAAGTCGATAAAATCGGAGACCTGCACCTGCACCTTCATCAGCCCGTCGTGGCTCTGATAGGTACGGTTTCCCTTTGGCCCGCCCTTGGTGACGCCGTACTCCTGAGCGAGCAGCGCATCGAACTCGCCCAGGTCAGTCATCGTGTGACCGCGAAATCGGGCGATCTGAGCGGAGAGCTCATCGGCGAAACGCATGATCTTCCGCACGACTTCATCTTCGAGCTTGTGTGCGGGCTTAACCATTTCGAGCGGCACGAGCGCGCCCTTGGCGTCCGCCATATAGCGGTTTCCTCCGACATTGATCGTGCCGTCATCGGCGTTCGTGACTGTCTCGGTCATAGGTACTCTCCGTTTCTTTGGTCGAGGGCGGAGCGGCCCGGTGCCGGGTCGCCCATGAGATTGGTGGTGGGGTCGGGTTGGCTGGACAGCAGGTGGTCGAGCAGCGGGCTGACCCGCCAGCGCCGACCGATTGTTGCCTGCGGTGCCTTGGGAGCGGGAGCGGGCGCCGGCTGCGGCCGCTCAGCTGCCTCACGCCGTAGCGCCTCGCGCTGCCGCAGCTCGACATCGACGGCGACGATCAGCCGGCTGATGGACCGGACGAGGTCGGGCCGGCTCGTGCCTCCGCTGAGCAGCCGAGCCGCGACCTCCGCCGCCGCAACCGAGGCCGGTGTGTCCACGCCGGACCCGTCGAAGACGGCCGCGAGGATCTCGTCGACCAGATCGTGCAAGGCCTCGCTCATGCCGCCGACCCTCCGCCATCGGGAGCCGCCGGCACCGGACGCGGCACCACCGGCAACCTCTCAACCTTGCCGGATGCGATGTCAGCTTCGGTGATCGTGGCGGGGCCGGCGATGCTGGCCGCCTCCATGCTCCGGGCAAGCCGGACGGCGTCCCGAAGCATGAAGCGCATGACCCCCGTCATCGCGGGTTGCAGCACAAGGGAGCCGTCAGATTTGGCGTTGGCGCCAATCCAGTTGAGCAGCGTTTCGAGATCGTTTGACAGCATCAGCAGCCTCCCTTGAGCCGAGAGTGAGGGCACCCGCTGCGGCAGGCGTGGAACATCCGGACGCGGTGCGCGCTGGTCGGGGCGTACGGCTTGCCCTGCCAGTCGAGGCAAAGGTCCCGGCTGAGATCGCCGATGACGGGGCAATCGACGGTCAGCCCCATCAAAGCGCCGCGCACCCGGTCCTCGACCTTGGACAGATCGCCCAGGTATCGAGAGTTGATCACCTGACTGACGGTGGGCTGGCTGTAGCCGATGCGCTTGGCCGCGCCGGCCAGTCCCTCACGGTCTGCCAGTGCTGCCAGCTCCCGCACCCAATCGGGCAAGGACTCCCCCCAGGCGGCGCCCGCCTTGTCGATCATCGCGGCCGGCGTCATGGCGCGACCTCCTCGGCCACTACCTCGGCCGGGCCGTGGAGAGCATTGGTGTTGGGGTCGTAGACGATCTGCGTCCGCAGGATCTTCGGAGGCTTTGGGCCGCTGTTCATTGCAGGCTTGAGCCGCCACCTCGTGAGGTGGCGCGGACGGCCCGGTTGAAGGCACTGGAGATAGCCGGCGGCGGTCAGATGCTTGAGGTAGCTCTTGGCCGTCACCTCGCTGATGGAGATCTCGTCTGTCGACGCAAAGGTCACCAGATCCTTTGCGGTAAAGCCGTCCCGAAGCAGGTGACGCATGGTCGCCCACATCAGCTCCTGTCCCGTCCTCATCACTTCCGAGCCGTCACGCCGTAAGCGCGGGGCGTCGTCTTGCCGGCGGACCAGACGATAGACCTTCCGGCGGTACCGCCCGCCGGAGCCGGCCGCGACTTCGCCTGCCGGTGCCACGATCCCCGCCTTGATCAGGCGCCGGAGATAGTCGCTGACACCATGGTCTCCAGGATCACAGCAAGCCTGATCGACAGCGTGCTTCGTGAAGGTCTCAGCCCCCCTGGTCAGGTCCAGAATGACGGACCAGATATGCTCATAGCCGCGCAGCACGGGCCGGCCGTTGATCGTCTTGAGCTTGAGGATCGCCGACATCAGCCGCGCCCTCCCGCCCGCCGGATCGGCGTCTCGCCGGTGAAGATGCGCCCCTCGTAGTCGGCGCGGGATACGGCGCTTTTGCCGCTATTGCGCGCCCAGGCATGGATCTCGTGCAGGGTCGTGGCGATGCGCCGGGCGCGCCCTCCCGTCTTGGCGCGGATGTCTTCGAGCAGGTCCTCGCCGACCTCGACCATCGGGCACAGGATGCGGGCCAGCTCCGCCGTATCTTCGAGGTCGCAGGGCTGCGCAAGCTGCCAGTCGAGCACCCTGTTGTGCACCCGTTCGAAGGCTTCGAGCTTGCGCGGCAGCAGCTCCTCGCCGATCAGTACGACCGGGACTTGCGTGGTCTCGTGGATGTCGCGGACGTATTCGATCATCTTGCCGTCCACCAGCTTGTCGGCCTCGTCGATGATCAGGAGGCGATTTGGCGCATCGCCCAGGCGCCTGATGATCTCGTCCATCATCTGCGCCACGGTGCCGCGCGGCCGGGGCTGCCCCGCCTCCTGCAGGATGGCTTCGCAGAGCGGCTTTGCCCGCCAGTAGTGGCGCACCTCGACATAGATCGCGGAGGTCTTATTCATGGCGTACTGCGCGGCGACGCTCTTCCCGTAGCCACTGTCGCCCGAAAAGACGCCGATCCCCGGCAGTCCGACCATGCGCGAGCGCAGCGCCTCGATCATCATCATCAAGGTCGCGACATTCTTCAGCGGCGCGATGGATCCGCCCGTCTTGACCGTGTGCTCTTTTGCCGTCATGCTTCTCTCCTTGATAAGTGCTTGGGGTCCCGGCTCGCCGGGGCTCCTTTTTTTGGGCGGGCCTAGCCGCCGAAATCCTCATGCAGGGCCTGCAAAGCGCGGTATTCCGGGCCGGACCTGTAGCCACCCAGCCACATCGCATCCTCTGTGCTGATCGCCTCGCCGGCCTCGACGCGCGCCATCAGGTCCTGCGCCCGGCGGAAGCGGAGCTGCGGCGTCTCCTGGCGCCGAATTGGGGTGACGGTCGGGGCGGAAGCGGCAGGCGCCGCCATCTCCTTGCGCATTTCGTCGAGCAGCTCCGCAGCGCGCTTCGGCTGCGCGGGCACCTCGGCCGGCCTGGCCGCGTCCAGCGCGGCGGCGATGGCGGGTGTCGTGTGCTCGACTTCGCGCTTGGGCAGCGAAACGACGTTGCCGCTTTCGCGAGCGCGCGCCTCGGCCTTTTCGCGGTAGAGCCGCAACGTGCGCTCGATGCCGGACGGTCCCTTCTTGATCTCGCGAAGCTCCGCCCTCGCGTCCCGCTCGCGGTCGGCGAGCAGTTGCCGCGCCACTTCCTTCTCGGCCTGAACGAAGGCCGGCCGGTTGATGTCGCGCAGCTCCGGGCAGATCGCGGTATCGAGGAATCGTCCGTCCACGGCCGAGAACACATGCACCTTGCCCATGTCGAGCGGGTCGAGCCGGACGAACACGTCCGTCCCCGGAAGAATGCGGCCGGACAGGTAGTGGTGATGGTCGATCTTGATGCCCTGCGCGGTCATCCGGCGGCGGCCGTCCCGCCCGGCAAGCGGCATTAGCAGGACGTCGAGCGCGCGCTCGTCAACGCGGGCAATCGGGGTAGTGGAAGCTGCCGCTGCCTGCGCAGGTGTCAGCCCCTTCAAAGCCCCCTTGAAGCCGCCGTGAGGCCGCGCGTGATAATAGACCTCGAGCCATTCGTCGACATGCGCCTGCACTTCTGAGGCCGACAGCTCGACCCCGAACAGCTCGGCGTCGTCTGTCCCTAGCCGCTGCCCGAACGCCTTGCGCTCTTCGATGGCTTTGCGCTCGGCCACGTCGTGCCCGACATAGCCGGGGAGCTGCGTTGCGAATTTGTGCTGAAACGTCTTGATGACGCGCTCGACATGCGCCTTTTCGGTCGGGCTGTAGGCGGCCGAGACGTCGACATCGATGTCGAGATCATCGAACAGCTGGACGGTGGCGCGAGCCTTGAAGTCGGAGCCGTTGTCCGTCTTGACCGTCTTGGGCACGCCCCATGCAATGAGCGCCTTGCGGATCAGCAGACCGACCGCCGAGGCGCGCGGTGTCTTCGAAAGGGTGATGACCACGCGCCGCGTGGCGATGTCGATGCAGGCATACATCGAATGCCGGCCATCGGTGCACAGCGCGTCAACCGGCGAGGCGTCGATCTGCCAGAGCTGGTTCGGCTCCCTGACCCAGCGATAGGCACCCGTTCCGCGCAGCGCCATCGTCGAGCGGTACTTGTCGGGGTTGGTGTTCTTGGTGATCACCACCTTTTCCGTTGACCGCAGTTCCCTGATGAAATGCTGGAACGTGCGCACGGGCGGCAATGGCTTGAACTCGCCGTGCCGGTCGGCGATCTCCGCCCCGAATTCGTCCTCGCAGTAATCGCGAATGGTCTCGGCCGAAAGTGCCGGGTTCTTGATGATCCAGGCGAGGATATAGGCGCGCATGCGCCCGCCCTCGGCCGTGGCGAGAAAGCCCTTGCCCTTGCGCGCCTTCGCCGGATCGTGGCCGAGCGCCGCGCTCCCGGCGCTGGCCCGCGCCTGCCGCCAGCGCATCAGGGTCCGGGCGGACACGCGCTTGACAACGCCGGCCGCCCAATCGGGCAGTGGCACGCGGCCGGCATTGTACATGTCGGCGAACAGCGCGTCGGTTCCGAGCGCGCCCAGGTCGAGCATCTGCCGGAACCGGTCGGCCATCCGCAGGATGGTCATCCGCGCATCCCGGGTCAGTCGCGCCCGGTCGGTCAGGTCGCCCGCACCGTATACGTCGACAGGAGCCGCGCCACCCTTGAGCGCCAGCGCCGGCCCGATCCGCCGCGACAGATAGCCGAGCCGGACATCGAGCGGCAGGAGATCGAGGTGGTATCGGGTGATCGTGCCGCCGACGCCGGCTTCCGATTTCACCAGTGCGTGAAACCGATGCCAGCTCTCCCGTTCGGCGAGGGCATTCACTCTTCGCTTTGTTGCGGGCATGCCCGGCATATCGCCAGCAGCCGCGAGGCTGGCGATCTCCGCCGCCGTGAACCAGACCTGCACCTGTGTCGGGTTTTGCGCGTTCATCGCTCAGACCGCCCCCCACTTGGCCTTCTCGGCGGCCTTGAATTTCTGGATTTTCGCCTCGGCTTCTTCAGCCAGATGCACGTTGATGAGCGCGCTGTAGCGGGCATCGACGACCACTTTTCCGAAGCGCCCGGCCACGAAGCCGAGCAGGTCCGTGCAGCCGGTCACTTCGATCAGTGCGATGAAGCGCTCCAGCGTGATGCGATGCGCTTCCGCCCCTTCCGAGGCGTAGTTCGCGAGCATGTTCTCGGAGACCGCATAGCCGAGCTCTGCGGTCATCGCGGCGGCGATCTCGGCGCGCGAAAGCGACGAGGACTTGAGGGCAAGCGCGACGGCCTGGCTGATTTGCGAGGCCAGCCGCGAACCGCGAATGGCGCCGGGCTCGAACCCCGCCGCCACCTTCGGCGGCTCCCAGCTGAGCAGGTCCCCGGTCAGGGTATCGCCGCGCGCCTTCGCCATCAGAGCGCCCCTTCCTCTTTCAGCATGGCGAGGATCTCGGCTTGATGCGCGCGCACGAAGGCGCGGCGCTGCCGGACGGGAAACCGCCGCCAGCTATCCGAAAAGGATCGGAACGCCTTCTCGGCCGGGTCTTCGGGTTTGCGCCCTTCGATCATGGCGACCGCGCCGGCCACGGACCCCGCCATCGGCGGTTCGCTGAGCACATGGTCCAGAACAGCGGGACGCATTTCCTGGGCGAGATCAGCCAGCGCCATCAACTCGCTTTGGCTGTCGGCGATCCTGGTGAGCGCCACTCGCTCGCGGGTGTACCCGTCAAGCGACGCGATCTTCAGGCATCGCCAGACTGTGACCTTGCTGAGGCCAAGCGCCCGTTGCGCCGCCTCGCCGAAGGACGCTGCGAACCGCTCGGCGGCAGCAGCCATCGGGTCGGCGTCGATCAAAGTTTCATCGTGAAACTTTGATGCCGCCCGCCGGTTTCCGCCGCGCTTCACCGCACCCTGGGCCTGCTCGTAGATCTCGCGCCAGGCGGCGACATCCATCGCCCTGTCCAGCGCCGAGAGCTCCCGGCGCATCAGGTTCTCGGCGATCTCCGCGAGTTTGAGCGCGGCCTCATCGGCAAAAGCATCCGCCGGTTTCACGTCCGCCCGGATACTTTTCCACTTCAGCAGCTTCGCCGCTGCGAGACGGTGACCGCCGGCAACCAGGCGAAAGCGCTTGCCCGCCTCGACCACGAGGATCGGAATGCGAAGCCCTTGGCCGTCGATATCGGCGGCAAGCGCGGCCACCCAATCCGGGTCGACCTTGCGCCGGCCGGCGGGCACGTCGATCTGTGCGAGCG